GTGTCTTCGTGGCCGCCGACGAACGCGACATGCTGGCTATCTTGCAGTGTGCTGCGGGAATGCCCTTCGTGGTGGCGAACACGATCGCCAACAACATCCAGATTGCCGTCATAACCGGGACCTTGGCCCAGTGGCGGGATGCCGTCAGGTCGGGCAGCGATCCGACGGCCACCATGCCGGTGCGGCAGTGCTTCAACCGGATCTTCACCCTCTTCGAGGCTGCGGACTTGAGCGTGTGGACCGACTTCTGCGCCCGGACCGCGCCGGACCAGCAGACCTTCTACCTGGAAGACAAGAGAAATCGTTGAGATCGGCCAAACCAGTTTTTCGCGTTTTGCAACTCTTGATGTGGCGTTCAACGTATTGGCCTGCTCGACAGCCGCGAAAGGCAATCCTTGATACCTTACCACACAGACGGCAACATCGCCCTCTACGACGGTGATCTGCGCAATGTGCTCCCCGGCCTGCCCGAGGCGTGCGCGGACTACGTAGTGACGGACCCTCCCTACGGCCTCTCCTTCATGGGAGAGGGCTGGGACAGTGCCGTGCCGGGCCCGGATTATTGGAGGGCCATTGCGAGGGTCTGTAAGCCCGGTGCGTTGCTGGCGGCGTTCGGCGGCACGCGGACGTGGCACCGGTTGGTTTGTGCCATTGAAGACGCCGGCTGGGAGATTCGTGACACCCTGATGTGGCTCCAGGGCCAGGGTTTCCCGAAGTCGGCCGACGTGGGCAAGCTGATCGACAAGGCCAAGGGTGCCCAGCGTGAGGTTATCGGCGACAAGCTGGATCGCCCTGGCTATCACCTGCACGAGGGGAAGGGGAACGGGTGCTACGGCGGTGGCAACGGGCTTCATGCCCCCGGCACCGACGCCCGGCTGCGCGCCGCGCAGATTACGGCCCCGGCCACCGCGTTGGCTGAGGCGTGGACCGGCTGGGCCTTCGCTCTGAAGCCTGCCTGGGAACCGATCATCCTGGCCATGAAGCCCCTGGACGGCACGATCGCCCACAACGCCGAGACGTGGGGCGTGGCGGGCATGAACATCGACGCCTGCCGCATCGGCGACAACCCCGGCTACAAGTACAACGCGGACCGCAACGGCACGACCTTCCACGGCAAGCAGGGCGAGCGCATCAAGCAGTCTGCCGAGAAGAAAGGTTCCCAGTTCATCGAATCCACCAAGGGCCGTTGGCCTGCAAATCTCCTCTTGGACGAAAAGGCCGCCGCCCAGTTGGACACTGCGACGGGAGTCGTCAATGCGAGCCGGTTCTTTCGTGTTTTGGAGGACGATCCTTGCGGCCAAAACAACCGCTGCGAGCTTGCGAGTGCTGCGGAAGACTGTTCCAGCCTGCGAAACCAAGTCGAAGATTCTGTTCTAAGACTTGCAGCAATCGGGCAGTGCCGCGGGGCACCGCGGTCAAACGAGTTGTCGGCACGTTTTACAGCCGAAATTCAGCGCGAGTTAAGGAGCGATTCCGCGTACAGTACGCAACTGATCCAGACTTTCGTCGAAAAGTGCTCGCAAGAGTCACAGCACATGCTCACGGGACAGTTCCAGTGCAGCCCTGTGAATTATGTGGAAATCGAAGGGCTGACAAGCATCATTTTGATTACGACAAGCCTTTTGAGTACCGCTGGCTTTGTCGATCTTGCCATGTCAAGCACCATGCTTCGGTCTTGGGCAGTTGGGGCAGCGGGCTCACGGCCGCGCTTTAAGTACGCTGCCAAGGCCACGAAGAAAGAGCGGGGCGAAGGCAACGACCACCCCACGGTGAAGCCGCTGGCGCTGATGGACTACTTGCTCACGCTCTTGTCCACGCCGACCGGCGGCGTGGTTCTTGATCCCTTCGCCGGCAGCGGCTCGACCCTCGTGGCTGCAAAGCGCCTGGGGCGCGAGTGCATCGGCGTCGAACTGGACGTTCATAACTGCGACATCGCCGTCTCACGCCTCAACACCACATCACGCTAATGGCAATCGAAGAACTCAAGCTCGTTACGCGGACCAGCAGCGGTCGCCTTATCAAGGTGCCCGCGACGATCGAGCGAGCCGATGGCCGCATCCTCTTCATCAAGTCGCCTTTCTCGTTGAAGGACGAGATCAAGGCGATGAAGGGATCGAAGTGGCACGGCTTCGAGGAAGAGAATCCACGGAAGATATGGTCGGTCGAGGACTGCCAGCGGAACAACTTCCAGCTTTCGCTGATGTGCGGCGAGGACGTGTTCGCCTGGTTCGACCGCGAGCTGGTCCGGCATGACTATCAGCGTCCGCTCATGCCCCATCAAATGGACCTGACCGACTCCGGCCTGACCTACCACTACCAGTTGTGGGCGGCCGAGATGGGCACGGGCAAGACGCTCTCGGCCCAGGAGTTGATCGAACGCTCCGGTGTCCAGGACTGGTTCTGGATCGGTCCGAAGACCAGCCTGCCGAACGTCAAGCGGGAGTTCCGCATTTGGAAGTTTCCCGCCGAGCAATTCGACATTCAGTATTTCACCTACGAAGGTCTGGTGCGCGTCATCGACGAGTGGCCCGAGGGCCAACTGCCGCCGCACGGCCTGATCTGCGATGAGTCGAGCCGGCTGAAGAACTACAGCAGCCAGCGCTCCCGCGCCGTGCAACGCCTAGCCGACATGATCCGCGAGAAGTGGGGCCTGGAGCACGGCTACGTCGTGGAGATGTCCGGCACGCCGTCGCCCAAGACGCCCGTGGACTGGTGGAGCCAGTGCGAGATTGCCTGGCCTGGATTCCTCCGTGAGGGCAGCGCCAAGGCGATGGAGGCCCGCCTGGCCTTCATGGTCGATCAGAAGTTCGAGACTGCCGCCTTCAAGAAGCGAGTCGGCTGGAAGGACGACGAGGCGAAGTGCAACGTATGCGGCGAGACCCGTGAAGAGGGGCCGCACGAACTGGACGGCCTGACCGATCCCGCCGAGTACCATCCTTTCGTGCCCAGCAAGAACGAAGTTGCCTATCTCTACGAGCGGCTCAAGGGTCTGGTGGTCATCAAACACAAAAAGGACTGCCTGAGCCTCCCCGACAAACGCTACCGCCAGATCGTTTGCAAGCCGAGTGCCAGCACCCTGCGCGTTGCCAAGGCCCTTGTGGAAGCGGCACCGAATGCCGTCACTGGTATGACGCTCCTGCGGGAGCTAAGCGACGGCTTCCAGTACCGCGAGGCGAAGGACGGCAAGACACGATGTACGCATTGCACGGACGGCACGGTGACGATCTGGCTGGACCCGGAAGACCCAGGGCGGTCTTACCCCGGCACCGATCTGCTCCCCGATGAGGTCGTAGATCGGTTGGTTCAGCAGTCGGCGACCTGCCCGGTGTGCGGCGGCGCGAAGGAAGTGGACAAGATTGTCCGCACGACGCGCGAAGTCGCCTGCCCGAAGGATGCAGCACTCAGGATGCTGCTCGACGAGTGCGAGGAGACGGGACGCATCGTGGTCTTCGCCGGGTTCACCGGCTCCGTGGATCGGGTCGTAAAGCTGGTGAAGAAAGAGGGATGGAGCGCAGTGCGCTGCGACCAGGGCAACTTCCAAGTCCTGCCGCACAATGACTCGCCCGTGACGGAAGAGCCCTTGGACTATTGGGCCAACATGGAGATGAATCCCCGTGTGGCCTTCGTGGCGAATCCCGAGTCTGGCGGCATGAGCCTTACGCTGACCCAAAGCCGCATGGCAGTCTACTGGAGCAATAGCTACAAGCCTGAGTATCGCACCCAAAGTGAGGACCGGGTCCACCGGATTTCGATGGATTTGAACAAGGGCTGCACCATCGTCGATCTGATCCATCTGCCGAGCGACCGCCGCGTGCTCGAAGTGATCCGGGCCAACCGGAAACTGGAATTGATGACGATGGGCGAAGTGATGGACGGCGTGGATTGGGACGACGCCGCCACGAAAGAAGGCGAGTTCGAGGAGTACCGGACATGAACCGCATGATTTACGACCTGCGGCTGTACCACGGCTACTGGAAGGTCAACCCGACTCGCGCCGTCATTACTTGCTGCCTGAAGCGAGCTTTCTGCGGTCGCCCCTGGGATCGCGTAGAGATGGTCAGCTTCAGGCTTCCCGACGACGGTGAGCATGACAAAGGCATCTGCCTTGTTGTTCGCGTAGAGGCGGGCAGCGAATCGTCCGACGCCGAACTCTTGGGCGACATCCTCTACGAGGCCCTGATTTCTCGGCTGGCCCCCGAATACGACAGCCTGCTTGAAGTCGAGCAGGACACCGCTCTCGTGTGAAACCTGCGTGAAGTCCAAACCCTGCATCTGGAGCCTTGCAACATGAAGTCTCGTTCCGTGATTCTGTCTCTGTGCGCTGTGCTGCTGTTTGCGGGCACTGCCTTTGCCAATGTCTACGACAACCTGCAAGCCACAACCTGCCTCGTCGATGTTGGCAAGGGCCTCGGCACCGGAGTCCTGGTGACCCGCCAGGTCGGGGAGGTCACGCGCACCTACGTCTGGACGGCAGGGCACGTCGTCCAGCATCTCATGCAGCCGGATGGCACGTTCAAGAATCCGACGATCAAGCAGGAATTCCGCGATGGCGGCCGTGCGATCGGCAAGTCGGACATCGAGGCCAAGGTCATTGCCTACAGCGACCCGGACGACGGGGAAGACCTGGCCCTCTTGGAAGTTCTGCAAGACAACTTCCGGCCAACGACGGTCAGTGCGAAGTTCGATCTGACGGGCTCGATCCAGCAGATCGGAACGAAGCTGATTCACGTCGGTTGCACGCTGGGCACCTATGACTCGATAAGCCTCGGCATCATTTCGCAGACCGACCGTGACCTGCTCAAGACCGGCAAGATGTTCGAGCAGACTACCGTGATGGGCTACCCCGGCTCGTCTGGCGGCGGCGTCTATCTGGAAGACGGCAAGTACATCGGAATGCTGACCCAGGGTGCCGGTCCTGGTCTGAACTTCATCATTCCGATGCGTCGGATCATTCCCTGGGCCAAGAAGATGGGCATCCTGTGGGCCCTGAATCCCGAGACTCCGGTGGCGGCCGTTCCCAAGCTCACGGACGGCACGGAGAAGTTGCCTCCCGACTACTCAGGCGCTTGCGTGTTGAACCCCGACGATGAGGGCGACGACAACGCTGACGACGACAGTGGGGACGGTGCGATCTACAGGCCGGCCGCCTGATGATCCCGCTGCCTCCCCCTTCAAGGAGGCTTCAAGCACCTATGGGACGCCCGCACGCTTGGAAGAAGGCTGCCCGTGCCGTGGGCTCGGCCGGTCGAAAGCGCGAGTTCAAGAAGGCCCTCCATCGACGTAACCGGCGGAAGGCCAAGCAGAATCCAGAGTCTCACGACAAGCCCCTCGACGCATGGGCCTATGACTGACGAAGGAACACCATGACGAAGTTATCCGATAAGAGAGTCGCCGCCATCAAGGCACAAGTGGCCGATGGGATCACCCAGCCAAGAATCGCCAAGCAATTCAAGGTCAGCCGCTCGGTGGTCTCGGACATCGCCACCGGCCGCATCCACAAGGACGTGCCCTGGCCCGACGATGCGCAACCCTGTCCCAAGAAGGCCGGCGGTCAGCGGAAGCCGGAGCCCGACTATGATCCGACGAACAACCGCATCCTGGAGCTGGAGTCGGAGATCGTTCACCTGACCGACGAGCGGAACCGCGAGCGGCAGAAGGTCAAGGCCGGGGCCAAGGTCGCTGGCCTGTTCAAGGCCATCGTGGGTGAGATGGAACAGCGGATCAAGCCCTTCACGGCCCTGCCGCCGGCGCTGGACTTCCGCCGCAAGGCCCAGATCACGGAAGCCTGCGTGCTGCACCTCTCGGATGGCCACCACGATCAGGTCGTGCGGCCGGACGAGGTGGGCGGCCTGGAGGAGTACAACTTCCCGATCTCCTGTGCCCGCGCCGAGCGGCTGGTGGACACCGTGATCGAGTGGACCCAGGACACCCTGGTGCCCAAGTTCCAGTTCCCCACGCTGACGGTGCTGGCCTATGGGGACTTCACCAGCGGCGAGATCCACA